GCCGGGTATCTTTAACCTGTCCTTAACGAATCGTTACACCAATATGTCATACTTCCTTAAGATGAATGCCACCAATCCTTGTGGTGAGATTCCATTAGATTCGTATGCTAATTGCTGCTTAGGTCACATTAATCTTTCCAATATGGTAAATGAAGACGGCGATAATCTTGATTGGAACCGTCTTGCTAGGACCATTCGAACGGGGATTCGATTCCTCGATAATGTTCTAACAGCAAATCACTATCCTCTTGAAGAATGTAAGATTGCGGGTGACCGATCCCGGCGTATTGGTCTTGGTACGATGGGCCTGCATCACATGTTGATTAAGCTTGGTATTAAGTATGGTACCGATAAGTGTATCGAGTTTATTGATCGCCTTTACACAACCATTCGTAATGAGTCTTACCTCGCGTCGATATATCTTTCGCGTGAACGTGGATCGTTCCCCGAATTCAATGCTAGGAAGTATCTTGATGAAGAGTTCGCAAAGACATTGCCCGCCCGTATTAGAATGCTCATTAAGGAGCATGGTGTCCGTAATGCTGTAATGCTTACTGCTGCTCCTACGGGGACAATTGCCATGGTTCATAGCGTTTCTACCGGAATCGAGCCTATCTTCGCTCCAATGTATAAACGACGTTATCGTGAAGGTAACGCCTGGAAGTCCACTCTTGTTCTTGACCCCTTGTTTAAGGACGAATTAATGAAGGGTAGTTCCGGTCGCCATATTGTAGGTGCTTACGAAATCCCACCTGAGCAGCATATGGCTGTTCAAGCTTGTATTCAGAAGTATATCGACAACGCCATCAGTAAGACAATTAACCTACCTGAGAATGCTAGTCATGAGGATATCTCTAAGATGGCTCTGAAGTATGCGCCTTACCTCAAGGGTATGACAGTATATCGTGCCGGATCCAAGGGTTTAGAGCCTTTGGAAGCTTTACCACTAACTGATGAGAATATTGCGTTGGCAAAGGAGCTTATCGCCTCAGAGGAAGCTTTGGTTCAAGTTGATGCTGCCTCTTGCAGCGTTGGCGGGGAGTGTGGTGCTTAATGGTTGCTGCACTCTTAGAAACTTATAACTGTAAAAAGTGTGGTCCTTGCTCCACTTTCGTAGAGCGTTCAGATGAGACTGGGTTATTCTATTATGAAAAGAGAGTTGGTAAAAAGATTCATGAGGATAAGGTACCTAAGTTTGACGGCACTGAAGACTTTTCCTACAGCCCTGATTGGGATGCCGATTCCACTTACTGGCACAAGTATGTAAGGGAGTGGTCAATGGAATACTTTGACACTATTCAATGTCCTACCTGTAAGAAGGAAACTGGGAAAAGAGCTTCAATTTACTACTTTAGTGTAGGGGATGGTCGTAATTCTCGTAATGCGTTAAAGGAACGTCTCCGTTATGCTCATGAAGGCATGGATAAGAAACAAGCAACTAAATTCTACGATGAGTCCATTGCGGCATCCAAGGAACGTCAGAAATCTGGTGAAGAACACTATAAGAAAATGGTTCCGAACTTGAAACAGATGGAAGCTTCTGGTAAGATTAAAAAATTAGACCCTAAACGCGCCGAACAATCTAGAGAAGGATTGAAGCAGGCTAATATCAGTCTAACCAAAGATGGGACGATTGGTAAAGCGTCTAGGAACAAACGGTAATTTTACAAACTCTGAACCTATAATATAGTATGCCCTACCACATCTCGGACAACACCAAAAAAGGGTGTTTATACCTTCTCAAGCACGATCTGGAGTTCTTCTCTGAGATCGTGCCTCTTCTAAAGCCTGAGTTTTTCGACTTCCCCGCCTATAAGAATATCTTTATAGGGGTGAGAGATTACTACGAGAAGTATCGAAAGATTCCTTCTGATGTTGCTCTGGTGGACTTCATTGGAGCCTGTGTATTTGGATCTGATCCTGAGGGTATTGATTATGAGAACGCAATCGCGGATATCAACACCTTCGATAAATCGTGTATTGGGGATCGAGATTTTATTCTAGATACCATTGAGGAGTTTGCACGACAGAGGGCAATGGAAGCCGCGATAAGGAAGGCTGTTGCGATCCTTAATAAGGAAGGTGATATCGCTCAAGTTGAGGAACTCGTAAAGAGTGCGCTATTGGTCAACCGGAACATCGATGTCGGTCAAGACTACTTTACCGATATTATTGACCGTATAGCTCGTTCCTACAAGGAAGATAACCGGGACAGGCTCCCTACGGCATTTGTTACTCATAACAGAAACCTTGAAGGGGGCCTATCCAGGAAGGAACTCGCTATGGTTGTGGCTCCCCCAGGTGTAGGTAAGTCTCTTTACTTGGTAAACCAAGGAGCTACTAGCCTTCTTCAGGGAAGAAACGTCTTGTATGTTTCTTTGGAGATGAGCGAGGATAAGATTGCAGGAAGATTCGACTCAGTCGTTACTGAGATTAGAAATTTGAAAACATCCCTAGGTCAGCTAAGACTTAAAGAGAGGTTGAATGAGGTTAAGGAGAAGACTCAAGGCAGGCTGATTATTAAGGAGTTCCCAACTGGGGCATGTAATGTTAATCAGCTTAGGTCGCTTCTTGTACAGCTAAAGCTTCATAAGGACTTCACTCCCGATCTATTAATCGTGGATTACCTTGAGCTTCTGCGCCCAAATCGATTAATTGATTCTGAGTATCAGGCTCAACAACGGATTGCAGAGGAGCTTCGAGGGTTGGGGGTTGAATACAACTGTCTAGTGTGGACGGCATCCCAGACTAATCGGCAAGCTCGGAGAGTTCCAATTATTACAGACTCAGAGCTTGGTGATTCTTACGGAAAGATTCGTCCTGCGGACTGGGTTATTTCTTTAAATCAGACTCAAGAGGAGTATGATGAAGGGGCGATGAGGGTCTTCGTCATGAAGGCTCGGGATTCCAAGCAACACTACCTGATTAATATTGGAGTAGATTACTCAACCTTACAGATGAGGGAGCCATTACATGAAGAACATCAAGCCAACTAATTATCCATTTGTCAATGAAAAGCGTCACATTTACAATAAATTTCTTGATAGAGATATAACTCATGTGAACGTGGGCTGGGCAAATTTCCTCATCGAGCTTCACTCAGACCTTCATCAAGATGACCAGAAGGTTGATGGAGTCTGTTGCTGGGACGAGCGTAAGATAAAATTAGAAATGTGCTTATCTGATCTCGACGCCCGAGAGACTATAATTCATGAAGTCTATCACTGTATGCTTGAAGGCAATGGCCTTGATGAGAAAAACTTTGACCAACAAAGAATGTTCTTGACGAATGAGCAACTTGTAGTAGCCTTATCTAAGCAGACAATGTGTCTGCACCACCTTAACCCAAAATTATTCGCAACGATCTATGCATGATACCGTAGAAATTGACGCTGGCACTTTAAACCATGCCACTTACCTTCACGTTATAGGAGTTACCTCTAAGGTTGCTCGTGAGCCTAACATGGCTGCTGATCAACTTTCTAATATTTCCTCACAATATGGATACTATTATGGTATAATGGTTAGAGCCAAGAGACTACTAGATGATGCTGTAGAAGCATTAGAGGGTTTCAAAGCTGAATCAAGAACTCAAAAGCGTCAAGAAAGTGGTAAACTCACTGCCGTCGCTGCTGAGGATTACGTAAGGTCCCTTCAGGGGACCTCAGATTTGATTAATGAAATAAACCGTCTTAAAGAGGGTCATGGATACGCAAAAGGTATCTGTAACAGCCTTGAGATGAAAAAAGACATGCTTGTCCAGCTATCCGCTAACACTCGGCAGGAATCCAAGCTTTACCAACAACAATAACTTGTTAGCACTCGATTGCAAACCAACAGCCTAAAGGAGATATACAATGGCAAAAACACTAGCAGAATTACGTGAGATGCACAAGAACATGAACTCGGATACTAAGAAGAACGGCGGTTCTTCCAACGGGTTCTGGTCACCAAAGGAGGGCGACAATGTTGTCCGATTCCTTCCTGGAAAGGAAGACTCCCTAGACTTCTTCGTGGAGACTAGGCTCCACGCCTACCAGGATGACGGGGGAAAGTGGAACTACTACAAGTGCCGCCGCATCGAGCATGAAAAGTGCCCGATGTGTGAGATGTACTATGACTTGTGGAAGCGTCACAACGAGCAGGGATTGGGCCGTGATGATGAAAGCAAGTTTGCGACTATGGCTCGTATGATCAAGCCACGCCCCCGCTATTACAGTGCTGCGGTCGTTCGGTCCCTTGAGGAGCAGGGTGAGAACCCAGTAAAGGTCCTTAGTATGAGTAAACAACTCTTTGATCGAGTCATGCAAGCCATGATCGGTGAAGATTTCCAGGATGAGGATGATCCCGATAACACGACGATAATCTCTCTGGATAGAGGTAACGACTTTAACATTCGCGTAACGAAGCAAGGGCAATGGCCTAGCTATGTTGAATCTGCGGGCAAGTATAAAAAGACTCCTGCGGCCAAGACTCCTGCGTTGATTGCTGAATACATGGATAATGATTTAAACATCAAATCTCTTGGTGAGATTGATAGCTACGAAAAGGGCAAGGAGGTCACTATGACTCTCGAAAGCTCTCTTAACCCCGTCAAAACTGAAAGCACTCCACCTTGGAGTGATGACGAGGGAGGATTACAAGTATGATGAATAAGAAGTTTTGGTTGACTGGCCTACTCGCTGCCATGATGGGCCTGATGTGTGCGTCTTGTGCTCTCGTGGAGGGCCTATTCGCTGATAAGGTAGTTACCACTATTGGTAACGTGAGGCCGGAAGCTCGGGCTGGCGCGGTTCCCGCTGATCTCGGTATGCTTCCCCCAGAAGTTGCTAGCAGACTAGCTGATAGTGGTGAGACATTAGTGGTTGTTGATAAGAGTGATGTCCTGGATCCGGGTGGTGATGTTGTTGACATCATGGACCCAGGCTCGGATGCCCTTGATTCGGTTCTTAGTATGGG